AGAATTACCTTCGTTTTAAAAGGCCGTAGGAGCGGTCCTGTCGATGATCCCGCCCCACGTGCAAATTGCTTAATAATTTGTTTGTTGGTTTGGTCGAAAAGAACCTATTCTGTTCCCACTCCAGAAGGGGGTGGGCGAAGTTTCTATTAATATAATAGATCCTTCCAAGAAAAGAAAAGCTAATTTAGTTAGTATTATTACACTCCGAAGAATGAACCCCTAACCAGGGTGCACGTAGTTCTCATAAGAGAATTGTGTTAGTAGAATGAACTACAAAGACAGTTTTTGTTGAGAGATGACGCTCTTGAATCGGTAGATTTACAACATTTCAGTTGCAAGTTATAGACATTGCAGTCTTAGAACTGTGGGGTTTGATCCAACAGATAATCGGCTTGCGTCTTTATCAGTGGATATTCATTGGTAGCCTGGTAGAAAGCATCAACAATCAAGTTAACGTTTTCTACAAACACTTTGTTTGGATACTGAGCTAGTTCGCGGCATGCCATTTCGCAGATTTGTTTACACGCTTCTACGTCATCGCTGCTTTTGCGAACCCAGTTACATGATTCCAAAATGGTGGTTAAGGCAAGTGGAGCCCGACAAGTTCCATCAACCATCCTAAATCGTCTTTTAAGATAGTCCACTTCTCCAATAGTACGCCAAGGTGCTATTGTCCCAGTTGATTTACTTTCATCCGTGTAAATCATACCGAAGCTCGCGAAAGCTTTGGTAACGGTATTTTGGTTGAATTTCTCGGCAACATTCTTCGTGAAGTTAATAACATTATCATCACCATAGCTGACCATGGAAACATTCTCCATAAAAGGCGGCGCTACTCCATCAAAACACCTGTAATATGCAATACGCATAGAAACAGAATTGTAGAAAGAATTGAGTATCGTCGTCAGTGGGTTTCCGGAGGGTTGGCTGTGAGTTAGCTGTATAAACTTGTCTCCACAAAGATGCACCGAATTAAACACTTCCATCAGAAGAACTCGTCGAATCGTGGCATTCTCTTCTCCATCGTTATAGAATTTGTTCGCAACATCCGCAAATCGTTCCATAATACAAGAATTGAGTGTACCATCGAAAGTTGAGAAATCTCCTGCAAACACACGTTTACCATATTTCGAGAGTTTGGTTGCAGTTCTCATCCAGTCCGGTCCAAAACAATTTGTTCCAACGGATTGTTCATTGGTGATTCTGTTTTCCATAACGTGAGCTATGAAACCTGAATAATACATACGGAAAGCCAAGAGGTAATCGACAGGCCCATGTGCGAAAACACGGGTTTTATTTTGATCGACTTTCTCAATTGGTCTTCGTTCGTCTTTCAAAGTATCAGTCCACACAGTTGGTGTACGCTTCGAATTCCGAGCGTTTTCAATACGTGCTAGAACGAGTTGCCTCATTCCTTCATCATAGATCCATTCGTCAGTTCCAAACCAAGTCGTTTTGCCTGGAAAGCCTGATTTGACATTGAACACATGAGGATATCCAGCTGAACTTTGCCGATGAATTCCAGTGATATAATCGCTATCAGGTGATCCTGATACGGCTTCTTCAAACGTTAGGATTCTAGCAAGGTATTGGCGTGTATCCCCAGATAACAGCAATGATTGCACCTCATTCACAGCTCGGTCAACTTCTGCTCTCGGAATATATGGCGTATTAATAGCACATTTCTCCACATTTTTATGCAGTATATTGACTTGTGTGTCATAGAGCTTTGCAGGTTTCGTTATCGGTTTCACAAATCCATGGATGGGCGAAGGTCGGATGTCAGTCTTGCCTGGAGCCCGCTTAACCATGCTACAGTTCCCTAAGAAACTGAAGGTAGCAGCTGGCATATCAAGCATTTCAATTACATCATCTTGCGAATAATCGGTATTAAACTGAAATTCTACCTTACTCTTGCAAATATTCGGGAGTTCATCAGCATCAAAATCAATCACTCTAAAATTCTTCATCGCACGTTCAATATCAGCACGAGTTACACTTTGTCCAAACGCATTCTTACCACCGATTTCACCAGCAACATGAATGCCGGCTATTTTCCTGCGGAAAGAATTGTCATTGACGATAATCGGTGCACCACAATCACCCTTAGTTGTGTTCAACGAATATACCAGGGTATCGCGAGCGCGCACGGTTTCATCTTCAAATTCAAGAACTCGGTCCTCAATCTTGCAATCAGTGTTTCCAAGAATGTGAGAATATAGTTCGCCTCCAATGTTCCGAAGAATATGAACACTAACTTGAGCTCTGCGTTCAGCCAATTCTGGCATCTCTTGGAAATGTTTCAAGATATTTGAGTGTGCGGGAACGTGACGAGGGAACTGTATTATCATCGCATCTTTACCTTCTCCATCTCTGAATTCTATAAAAGAAATTTTCAACTCCGAGACGGGTACTGTAAATTCAGCACCATACTTGTTCCGAATCGTGACATTTTCTGATTGCATAAGCCAAGGATGTAGATGCTTGACAGTGAGCATAACAGTATCAACTACAAAAGTTCCATTAACACTAAAATTTGGTGTAAAAATAGCATATTGATTAGCAGAAATACGATGTAGAATGAGTTGCTGTGCAGTCATATCAGCAAATGCTTCACTCTGAACCATTTCCGAAACGATGGTTTTATTCTTCCGAGTAACGACATCACCAGAAACACTTGCTTCCCTATCAACGACACGGTGGTATCCTATAAATGCATTGGTTGGTACATAATCAATCATAATATATCCATTTCCAGTTTCATATTTATTCTCACACTTTGTCAAATCAATATGGAAGGCGAACGTTCGATCAGATAAACCCTCAGGGAGACTATAAAGTATGCCTGGGAACGCATGCACATGCGCTCTCCTCATTTTCTTAATTCCGTCTTCCATAATTGGTTTTATCCTATCTTCCGTGGTGAAATGCGTTGCGGTGGTGATCTGAGTCGGTTGATAAAGCAAATCAGGATTGATAGTATACATGTGCCCTTGTCGCGCACGTATTCTTTTCCCAGCCGGATCATTTTCCAATCTATTCTTAGAATCCAGCCTAGTGATCAAGGCAAAATCCTCGTCACTATATTGACCTACTTTCTCGCGAATAATTTGGTATGAGACCCAACCATCTTCCGTTTTTGCTTTTTGTCTCAAGAACATGACAAGTCGCTTACCTGGACTAGGAGCCCAGATTTCGGACTGAATCACGCGTTTCTTATTGGTTTTAGAATCTCCAGAAACTGAAGCCTCAGTTACAATCGTTTTAAGTTTCCGAGTCTTCACATCCCCAGAGACGCTAGCTTCAGTAAGGATCTTCTTCGCACTACGCGTTTTTGAATCACCAGAAACACCCGCTTCCGTTCGAATTCGCCGTGCATTCTTGGTTTTAGAATCACCCGAAACACCAGCTTCTCTGATCATCTTGGCAGCATCGTCATTATCGTTTTGAAAGAGTTTATATACACCCACGAGCGCTAACATAGTGCCCATGGCAAACAAGATATTCTTCAAATTGACAAATTTACTTATTTTAGTACGCATTTCTTTCAAAATGATTTTCACGTCAGGAATTGTTTTGATATCAACTTTTTCGATTTCCATATCTATTGGCAAGCTGAGGAAAACCTCATCAGTGCTCTTGAGATAGCCCACATTCATCTGTCGTTCAGCTCTCACGAGAAGAGACTTGGTGAAGCGAGCTTTAATGGCATCAAATCGATCTTTATCAATACGTTCAGACAAATTTTCGTTGAATGTCATGGACATATCAAAACTTGCGCCCGCGGCGGACACCAGTTCCTCAATGAGTTCTTCATACGAATAAGTTATCGAATTTCCGTCTTCACCACAATAAACTTGTTTTGTTTCGGG